ATCGTCTTACCCGAAAACTTGTTAAGTTTTGATATTTATAATACAATTCTTTTAAGAAATCAAATTTACTCGAATGAATTTAATTTCTGAGTCTAATAGACTCCTATTTGTTGATAGAAAGGTAATGGGCAAGGGTGTTTTTTTATGCGTCTAGATCACATTCATGTTTACTTAGAATAAATGTTCTTGCTCACTACTACCGCTTTCATCCCAATCTATTTCCCTAATAAAAACCTCTACTCTAGGGTTTTTCTTGTCCAAGTATTTTTCTAAAATCAAACGTTTAAACTGTCTATCATTTTCATACCAAATACCCTCTAGAGCATCCATAACTAAAGATGGATCTAAGTCTGGTCTCCTACTGCTGTAATAAATTTTTATTTTTCCCTCTAAATCTTTTGACAAAAGAGGTTTTATTTTTTTTGCCTGTATTTGTACGTCTTTGACAAACAAAAGTGCTTTTTCAGATTTTATAAATCTTACTTTGCCTTTAATTTGAACTAATCTTCTTGAATTAGCCTTCGACACACATTCTCCGTAAAATTGTTGGCTATGTATTTTGCTCATTTTTTTTAATTTATATAAAGAATCATTAATTTAATTGACAATATATCATAAATTAGAGTAGAATATCGGTACATTTGAGGTTAAGCGCATGAAATATAGTAATACTACAGGACTACCAGAAGTCTTTGCACAGGCAGTAATGCGTGATAATTATTCGCGTGGAAAAGCTGATATATCAGCCACAGGATTACTTAAACCACCACGTCAAGCATACTTAGCATATCAACATGACGATGATCTTGTTGTTGATGTTAGTAATATGGTTTGGTCTTTGTTTGGTAGAGCATGTCATAACATTTTAGAAAGTGGCACAGCAGAAGGCTACATAGTAGAGCAACGTTTTTTCACAGAATCTTGTGGATGGGTTGTTAGTGGTCAAGTAGACGTACAAAGAATTGATCCGGATGGCATAGTGCTTATGGATTGGAAAACACGTAAAGCTTATGCAGTAATGAACGGACGTGAAAGCGACACACAACAACTTAATATCTATGCTTGGTTGCTACGTAAAAATGGCAAAGAAGTAAAAGACCTCAAAATCGTTAATATAATACGAGATCATTCTTCTTTTGAGGCAATGAGAAATCCAAAATACCCACAGACAGAAGTGGTCATTACAGACATTGAACTATGGTCACTTGCAGAACAAGAAGAATTTGTAAAACAAAAAATACGGGCGCACCAACTTGCATCAATAAATCTGCCAGACTGTACTCCGGATGAAAGGTGGATGAAACCGGATAAGTTTGCAGTCAAGAAAGACATAGATGCAAAAAGAGCCTTAAAAGTGTGCGACACAGAAGAACAGGCTAAAGAAATTATTAAAACAAAAGAAGGCTACATCATAGAATACAGAAAGGGCGAACCAACAAAATGCCAAAGATTTTGTGATGTATCTGGTTTTTGCACACAATATCAAGATGAATTAAAACAACAAGGAGAAGAAAGTGGAAGTTAATGAACATACAGGGGAAGTTATGATGCATATGATGCGAACAAGCAAAGAGTTAAATGAAATAGGTGTCGCGTTGGCAACTGCTCAAGCAGAATTTCCAGTATTGCCTAAGACAAAGAAAGTTATGGTAAAAACACATGATGGAAAGGGGTACTCTTATTCCTATGCTGACCTTGCTTTAATAATAGAAACAATATTGCCTATTACATCCAAGCATGGACTTTCAATAATACAAATGCCGAGCGTAGCAAATGACAGGAACACTTTGGTTACAAGGCTATTACATTCAAGCGGTCAATGGATTGAGTGCGAATTACCATTAAAGCAACAACGTGATGGCGCTCAAGCACTAGGATCTTCCCTTACGTATATGCGTAGATACGGAATAAGCAGTATTCTTTGTCTAGCAACAGATGAAGATGATGATGGTCAGATAGCTGACACAGATCATGTTGGTGCAAAACCTCAAGTTAAGAGGGGAGTAACAACTAAAGCAAATAACATCTTCCCTAAAGAAGAGGATGCAAAAAAGTTTATTGAAAAAATGATATTTGATGCTAAAAAAATATCTGAGTACGAAGAGGTAGGATTAGCGGTTGAGGTGATAAAGAACGTAGAGGAAATGTGGCTTAACAAAGCAGAAAAAATATCTGAAATTCAAAAACTTTATCCTAAAAGCTATGAGAACTTACGACAAGAATTCGGTTTCATAAGGGATAGGCTAGAACAAGACAGCAAGGGGGAAGAGAAAGATGTTTAAACACCTAATAATGTATTCTTTTCACTACCTGTCTGCCTTCTTGTTTGCCTTTCTGCTAGTTGCCGGAGTAATGCAATGATACATGAACTTAACTACGGATATGGCTATAACGAAAAAAATTCAATCGTAATTATTTGGTGCATTGATGATGTCAGACACACTATAAGAGACTATGACATAGATGTTGAACTGACTGATGACGAGTGTATGGAAGTTTTAGGATATTGCGATAATCACCAAGACGCAGAATATGGCATGGGTTGGGAAAATATATACCAAGCAATTTTGTATTGCTTTGAAGATAAAATAAATAAAACAAAAAAGGAGTAAAAAATGGAACAAGAATATCCGGATAGCGTTAGGATTTTTCCTAACAACGACAATTCAAATGGAGAAATAGACGTAACTGTATTTTTTCGTGTGAATGGAGAAGAACATAGGCTTAGAATCTATAAAAACAATAGAAAAGAAGAAGGCGATAAAAGACCTGATCTTCTTGTTACTTTACGTTTAAACGGAAAAGAATTAGAGGCTAACTCATGGCAAAAAGAGGCTAAAGAAACTGGAAAGGTTTATTATCAAGGAACTCCGAAACCAAAATCAGAGGGTTACTCTAAATCGGGTAGCTTTAAAGAAGTGATTACTGAGAAAAGAGAAGAAAAAAGTGTAGTCAAAGGGTTTGATGATGAAATCCCCTTCTGAAAACCTTTCTAACGATTGGGCGGATAAGGTAAGGAGTGAAAGATACCTCAAATACATAAGGGAACAAGGATGTCTTATATGTTTTATGCCTTCACAGGCGCATCATATGACACATGTTATGGAAGGATCGCGTGGTTTTAGACGAACCGGAGATCAATTTGCTGTTCCTTTATGTCCTAAACACCATGAAGAACTACACAAACATGGAAACGAAAGTAATTGGTGGGCGCTACAGGGAGTAGAACCGGTAGAATGGGCAGATAAAAGATGGACAGAATTTACAAAGGGCAAAAGGTAGAACTAACACCATCCGAAATGTTAATTGCCGGACAGTTAGGACTAATGAGAATGGTGCAGAACATAAGAGACAGCAGACAATCAAAATATGGTGCGCCTACTGACTCTCAAGCATGGGCGATTAATATAGTGGGTGCTATGGGAGAGGCTTGTGTAGCAAAATGGGGTGGATTGTGGTGGTCTGGATCGCTTGGAAACTTTAAAGCAGATGATGCCGGAAAACTACAAGTAAGAACTGTTGACCATGAAAAGAAAAGATTGATATTACATGATGATGATAAGGATGATAGACCATATATATTAGTCCATGCAGATGCTCCAGATTTTTACATTAAGGGTTGGGTTATGGGAGCAGATGGTAAAGATAAAAAATATTGGTCTGATCCTCAAGGAACGAATAGACATGCTTATTTTGTACCGGATGATGATTTGATAAGCATAAATGAATTGGAGTTAAGCATATGGCTATAGGAAATATTTATAAAGACAAATACACAGACGAAGAATTTATTGAAGAGGTCTTTGAACTTGCTTTTGGCAATGATGCAATCAATAGAGACTTTACAAAAACAGAGACATTAGAGCGTTTAAACAGCCTCTTATATAAAGCATTTCTTTGGGATACGTCACAAAGACATGAACTAAAAGAAGATGAAGAAGATAAGATTTGGGAAGATAACATAAACAAAACAGGGGGATTTAATGAGTAACGATTATGTTAGTTATGTCATGGAACTGATCTATCAAGACATAGACTCAGAAGATGAGAAGGGTTTGTTGGATAAGAAGATAGACCAAATTTCAAGCGAACACAGCCTTCATGCCGATGATGACCGAGATGATATTAAAGTAATCATTGCAGAGGAAAGGCTTGAGGAGTCTTTCCAATGAGTAGTGAAGAACAAACTAAATGGATAGTGGTAGTTACTTGTGGAGATCCGAACAGTCATTTGGCACACCAAACCTCATTTGGTTTTTTTGAATCTAAGGAACATGCGGAAGATTGGTCACATAATGTTTATGAGGATATTC